GCCCCACGGGTTGGCGGAGTGGAGCGCTGGATGATGCTGATTCCAGGACGAGTCATCCGCTACTCCTCCTCTCCTTTGCTCTTGGACTTGGACGACTTGCCTTCGACCTTCGTGAGATGACCGTCGTCGATCAGCCCCTGGTTTGCTTCTGCTTCCTCGTCCGACAGCTTCACGAACTCACCCGGTTCGACCGGACGGCCGTTGGCAAGCGTGTCGGCGTGGGAGCCGACATACCTGAACTCAGTCAACTCTCCTCCTTCATTTGTACGACGACATCGGCCGTCTGGAATTCCGGCCAGACCGAACCCGGCTGAGTATCCGGATCGGGCGCTATTGGGTACTGTGGCCCAGCAAAGCTAGTGACGAGTTCATCGACCTGAACACGGAAGATGACTTGGACAGACCGCATCGACCGCTCTCGCTCCGAAGTAGGAATGTCCGTGAAGCTCTCGTCAATCAACTCTGTTCCTACAAACGCCCAAGAGTCATCGAGCGCCTGCTTCTGTAGCATGATCGCGCGGATCGCAGCGCCGTAAATCTTGGCCATCTTGTTGCTTGCTTCTTCGCTGTTCGCTCTAGCAACGATCCCGACGCCGAGACCATACCATCCCATGTGCCTGCCTTCTCCATCCTTCCAGGGCTCGTGTGCGAGACCGGGGGATACCACTACACAGAGCGGCATACGTTCGTCAGGCATAGCGGAAAAGTTGTTGCGAGTGGTATAGACCTTGGGCGGTGGAATCCGTCCGCGCGGCAGGTTGCGCTGATGCTCTAGCTCCTGGATGTAGGTTGGCATCCATTTCTGAAGCGTAGCCATGACCGCTTCTTCTAGGACGTCAGCACTGAAGATCGGCCGGAAGATGTCATCAACCAGAGTACTCATGGCAGGTCCATCGCTGTCGTCAGGTACGCGGTTACCATGTTTGCCCAGCGCGCTCGATCCTGCGGATAGAAGTCGATGAACGGACGGGCGGGCATATGTTCGGTTCCATGCTGGATGAGATCGGGATAGTCCAGATCAGTGTCCAGGTCTACCTCGTGCGGACCAATGTACAGGATCTGGTGTTGCCCTCCAAACGTCCCGAATGCCTCAAGCATCTTCCCGGTCGCGATGAGTTGCCTGTTGCCTTGACCTTTTGCCGCCTTCTGCCGAATCGTCTCAGGATCGGATGCAGGCCAGCTGCCGCCGTAGCGCCGACCTTGACCGGTGATCGTAGACCGAATCACCCGCATCATATCCTTGGCAATCAAGGTCATGACCGGTTCCATCTCGGCCACCGCTCTCTCGCCCCGACGGAGCTTCAGTTCGACAACATCTTCACCAAAGATCCGTAGGACAACAACTGGTTTACCCGGCACTAGAACGGCCTTTCCAGAATATTGATCGCATCCGGGAAGTCATAGGCAGGATACATACCCATCCCACTCAGAGGATCAGCAGGATCCTGTCCTGCCTCTTCAGCCTCGACCGCTCCCACGACGACAGGAAGCATCTCGTCAAACAGGATCTTGTATTCAGGATAGGGTGAACGGTCGAGCGCCACCTCAGCAGCGTAGTACGTCAACTCGACCCACATAGCTGTCCGCATCGCAACCAGGTACTTCGCATCATCCCAGAGATCCGCAGGAATCTCAGTGCCGATCCGAGGGACGATCTCTTGCATCGAACGGTCAATCAAGAGCGTACATTGATCTGCCGTCGGTCGCGTACCGCCTTGGCCTTGTGCATTGGGGTTGCTGAACGTGCCGGTCTCCTTACCCACGTCATCGACGGTGCGAGCCATATCGATGGCCCCTACGTCGGTGAGAGCAGGCCTGTAATCGGTTTCCGGCACGTCCAGTCCCTCCCTTCACTAGCCTTCGATGATCGCGGTCAGGCCTTTCTCAACACCAGCGCGAGGATCTCCGTCGGTGGCGATGTTCTCTGCCTGCAGGAGCCGGTGAGCAAGATCCTTGTCACCACTCGCGAGAGAGACAGTCTCGTCCACGTTCAGCTGCTTGCCGCTCGGGTTCGCACCCTTGATGTACTCGGCAAGCTCATACTCGCCCATGTCCGAGACCGACCCCTCACCTGTTGCGCCTGCAGGCGCGTCAGGGTTTCCGCCCGCCTCCAGGATCTCTCGCTCCTCATCGGTGTAGAACGAATGGCTGCGCTCGCCCTTGGCTTGCGCGAGCAGCCCCATGTCGTCCAGCGACAGTTCGTCGCCACGACGAGCATCGGCCGTCTGAATGGTGACTACTCCAGACGGATCCTCCTCTGCCACCGTGTACGAAAACAGGAGATCCCGCACGATGCGGGTATCACCGCTGTAGTCGTCGCTGCCCTCGTAATCCTCAGCGGTACGAGGCTTGCCGTGAAGTTCTGCCATGTTCGCCCCCTAGCCCGCCAAGCTCACGAACTTGAGCACGGCGAATCGGTTGTCCACGAACATGAGCGGGCGGACACTGGACTGTGTCCAGTACCGCTGCGTCTCCTGCTCGTACCACTGCTCGGTCTGAAGCGGCTGCTCGACCCGCATCTGACCGACCGCGTTCGACTGAACCACGTATGCCGTGCCGGCAGTGACACGGTTCGTGACGAAGATGCTGAGCCCGAGCGAGCCCAGCAGATCGTTGAGCGCAGGCCCATAGATCCGAGCCAGCTGGAGGTACTCCTGCGGGTTCATGATCCACAGGTCGTACACGATGCCAAGCTCCTCCGTCTCCGCGATGGACTGGGCGCGAGCGAAGTCGTACCCAGGCCACAAGTTGGAGTTGGAGGCCGTCGAGCCGGCAGTGACGACAGTTGACCAGTTATTTCCGGTCACCTGCCGGGTCGGAGCGGCCTGGACAGCCGCCTCCAAAACGCCAACCGCCCGCTGGTTAATCTTGCGGACGATGGTGTTCGCGAGCATCCGGACGTTCCGCACAAAGACGGAAGCATCGTTGCGGTCACGAGCCTCGACCGTGACGAAGAACTTGCCGCCCCACTTCTCGACTTCTGCCACCGCCGGGTAGCGGCGCGTCGAAGTGACAAGCGGGAACTCGCTGCCAGGCGAGACAAGCTCGATGTCACGGGACGAGTACAGGTCGTTCGCGAGCAGCTGGTCATAGATGACCGCGCCGCCCGTCACGCCTCCACCGTTGGCGAAGACGCGATCTGCGAAGAACCTCTGGAGCGTGAGGTCCATCAGTGTTCGCGTCACGCGCGTTGGAGCGTTCAGCGCAGTATCAACAGTGATCAACGTCTGGTTGATCGTCGGCGGGCCCAGCGGGTGTGCGACCGGGTTCGGGACAAGCTGCGCCTCGATCAACTCGCCGGCACGCACGATACCAGGCTGGCCAGGAACCCAGACGATGTCGGTTCCTACCTTCATCTTCCCTCCTCCCTAGTTCTCGTACAAGTCGATCTCGGCGTCTGTGTTGATTGCTGCATCGTTGCAACACAGACCGATTGCGATGCCGGCCGCGAGTGGAATGACCTGCCCCGCAGCATTCACTTCCACTTCGACTCCGGCCTGGACAGCGGCACCACAAGTGATCGGGACGATGCCCTCCTTGGCGATGCCGACTTTGCCGCCTAGCGGAGCGTCGTACTTGGCAACGCCGAAGACGCGCTTGCCCGCGCCCAAGGCCCTGCCTCCTGCGTTCGGATGGCCAACCTGATACAGGTCACCACCGACAGTCAGCGGATCCGGTGCCAGCGTCTCCGTTACATGCGACTTTGTGGCCGTGATCTGGACGCACCGCTTACCTGTGATCGCGGCAGTCGCGAGGCCGGTGACATCGTCTCCGGGCCGCTTGTACGGGATGAGATCGTTGGCCATCCCTTAGCCCTCCTTTGCCTGAGTGACGAGACCGGGCCGCACGGCATTTTGCCGCATGATCGCGATCTCCGGGAACCAGGACTCGGGCAGACCAACGCCGCCCGCTCCCGCCTCGACTCCTTCTCCACCATCGCCGCCGGACGCGCCGCGCTCCAAGATGGGCACGAGCCCTTTCTCCAACGAATCCAGAACGGCCTTGCTGCCCTGGAAGTCGGCGGCAAGAGCCTTCTTCCAGTGCTCACGGCGAGCGGGCGGGATACGGCCATCCGACACCGCTGCCTCGACAACTTCTCCGACGAGAGCGGTCTGGCGCTCGCGCTCATGACGCAGAGCGGCATCCGATCCCGCTTTCAGCTGGTTGAATGTCGCGCGGTCGAGAGTGACAGTGGCGCTGACTTCCTCGTCACCGCCATTGCCCTCCTCGGTCTCCTCCTCCTCTTCAGTGCCCGGCTCTTCTGTGGTGCCCGGCTCCTCGGTGCCCGGCTGAACGCTGGGATCCGATGGAGGCTCGTGCGTCTCGGTCTCGCCTTGCTCGGCGAGGATCCTTTCTGTCGCCTTCGCGTTGATCTGCTCCGGGGTGGCATCCTCGGGCAGACCAAGCTTGGCGGCCAGAGCACGACGAGTCTTCTCGTCCATCTGGTGCTCTCCTTCCCTGGTCGGTTGGTCAGGGCTGTCTGCCCTGGATGCGTAGATGACCATATCGCGGTCGGACATGGCCATCCCGGCGAGGACAGCAGAAGCTGCCATCGTCTTGTCGGGGTATTCCTCGGTCACGAACACGGGATCCCCGAAGCCCACTTCATTCCCGCTCACAGTCACGGGATAGCGAGCCAACTCTCCGTCTCCCTGGTCCACGATCAGCTGGTAGCCATCCACAGTATCGAACCGCTCCCCACGAATCCAATACTGGAAATTGTCAGCGCCTGGACCCACGTTGTAGAATTTGCGACGGATAAGGGAGACATCGACCGCCGCCTCGAAATCCTTTCTGCTCTTGAAGTCCATCCCTCCTCCTGAGGCGGCAATCTGTTCTTCCGCCGGGTCGATTTCCACACCTTCGGGGATCTCATTGCCGTACCAAATCGGCAGATCCTCCAAAACCGAGCAGCCTGGCCATCGCACGCCGAGAAGGGATACAGCGGTGATGACTAGCTCGTACGCCTTGCCGGTGACGGTCTCAACATCCGGCACGCCCTCGATAGAGCGAGATGGGTAAGCGTTGGGCAGAACAGTGGCAAGCCAGTCGGGGATACCAACATAGTCGCCAAACACAGTCTGCCCATTCTCACCCACATACAGATTTTCCACGCGACCGAAAGCCTGTTCTGCGTCGCCGACGAGAACCTCATTGTACTTGGACGAGTGACCGAGCTTAATGCGAGGAGCGTTGATCGCTACATCGCTGGTCGCTGCCTTGACGGCATCCTTGAGCATGTCCTCGGTAAAAGTCGTCGGGCCGGATGCCAGTTGATACTCGATCCCGGTCGAGCAAATGGGCACCTTGTCGATGCGCCATCCCTTCTCGTCCTTGTACGGCTTCAGCTTCATTTGCGCTTCCTTCTGCCTCCGACTTTCCGCCACTTACGAGCGTTCAGAGCAAAAGTGGCTTTCTTACGCATCGCGGGACTCTTGCTCTTCTTCAACCGTTGCAGTGTCTTGACCGGGATCTTCTTGCCCTTTGGAGTCTTGGTATGGGCTCGTAGTGAACCCTGCCGTGATTTCTTGATCTTGACCTTCATCGGCTTTTTGTAGCCGCCGGGTGTACGCTTTCTGGCCATTACTTGCCCTTTTTCTTGGGCGTTGACTTCCGCCCGCCACCTTTCTTGAATGGTGGAGCCTTTTTCCCGCCAAACGGCTTCTTCTTTGTTGCCATCAGCGCCGCTTCCTTCCTCTGCTAGTCCGACGCTTACTCGATGACTTCTTCTTGGCATACTTCGGCAGCTTGCCCTTGTTGTCGAAGTGGTGTCGCTTCACCCAGGCGTGTCCGAACTTCCAATTCAGGAACGCCCGTTGCTTCTGACTCTTGGCAGGCATCTAGAAGTGGGTCGCCCCCTTGCTCTTGTTCTTCTTCAGTTGCTTCTGCAGCATTTTACCGGTTGAGTTGGCGTTCGTCCGAGCCTCTTGGTCGGTGAGACCGCCGACGTACATCCCACTTGATCCGGGAACGCCGACCTGCCCACCGAACGGAGGCTTGATGCTGCTTTTGCCGCTTGCTTTCGCCATTATTCCTCCTCACTTAGGGCGTCGGCAGGATCGGATGGAGGGAGCACCCTGTCCTCACCCACCGACGCCGCGATCCCGTCACCACTCTGCGATGTGGAGCCGGGCTCATTGGGAGTTGCCGTTTCCTGGATCTGCGTCTTCGGGACTGCCGCGACCTCAACAGGTAGCGGCTTCCTCGATGTACTCTTGTCCATCGCCGGCAATCCCATCTCATCGCGAACGTACTCCTCCAACTCGTCATCCATGATGATGGCGCCAGATTTCACCATGTTCACGAAGTCCAGCGGAACGAACTCTGGATCATACTCAAAGTCAAGACGTGGAACCTGATCGACTTGCTCTCCCCAGTTCCAGTCCACATCATCTTCGATGACATGCTCGTTGAAGGTATCCGCAAACCAAGTCGCGATAGCTGAGAGACCGTGAGCCCAGAAGTCAATGAACGTCGAGCCCAGGGCACGAGAGCCGGTCTGCGTCTGCCCAAGCTGCATTACCATCAGCATGAACCGACGCGCCATCGCTTCATCGTGGTATTTCATCGAGTCCACGACGGTGCTGTTCGTACCACGTGCGACATTGAGCTTCGCGCCCGCCGGGACAGCACCGCCCGACGTGTCGCCAATCCTGAAGCTCTTTGCCATCTCGTTCAACTGCTTGATCTCATCGAATGTTGCGCCAGGGTGCGCTTCGATGTATGGAACGCCACCTGCCCGTTCGTGATTGACGGCGTCGATCCTGGTTAGGCGATCTTTGATCACCCAGTTCTTGTAAACATCCCTGAGCCAGGAGCGCCCGACCCAGTTGGAACCCTCTTGATCCCAAACGTACCCGACAAGACGATCCACTGGGATCTCGGGCACGGAAGCCCAAGTGGTACCAGCAGTGACGTTCTGGACAATAGAGACCAGTCCGCCATCACTCGCAATCTTGAATTCCTGAATGGTTCGTGGCGGTCTCTCCGCGAGCTTACGGAGATGCCAGAGCCGATCCTCTGGGCTGATGTCTCCAACTTGCTCGAAGTAGTAGTGCCCATAGATCCCTGCTTTCATCGCCTTGCGAAGGTGTTCATCGAATGCAAAGCGGTTCTTGGTTCGCCGCCGGTTCTTGGGCGGATCGCCGAGGACTGGCAAGTTGTAGTCGTCAGCAATCTTCTCGACCATTGCTCGATCTGCGCCATTCGGGTCGATGTACCAATCGAAGCGCCGGATGGCCAGAACAGTCGCGTGGTAGAGAGCCGAGATCTGCGAGTCGGATCGCATCCGCTCAAATGTCCGAACCGAGTTCGGCCAAATCAACTCAGGGACGTACTCATCGACATCGACGAATGTCGTCCACGGCGCCATCGAAGCCGGAGTGAAAGCTCCGTTGAGGACTGCACCGATCTCGTTGGTCGGCGGACGCGAGCCGGTGTTCGTCTTGACGATTGGAGGAGCCATTACCAGGTATGGATCATCCAGATCAGGAGGATCACCGCGATGGCGACCCATGCGCCCTCAGTGACTGTGATCGTTTTCATGCTTCTCCTAACCCTTGATGCAAGTAAGGATCGTCGTTTGTCCGCCGGGATGATTGATGACGAGAAGACCAGAATGAAAGCCACTCGGACACGACTCGGAACCGGATGCCCCAGGTGGTCCCTGCGGGCCTTGGGGCCCAGGTGGTCCTTGTGGACCCGTAGCAACATTGATCGTCACCGTCTCGGTTGGATTTTGATTGCCTGCCCCGAGTGACTGTGATGCGAGATACCCGGCTGAGACGGCAAAAGCAGCAGCTACAGCCATAAGAAGAAATGTTGGCCATCTACTCATTTGGTTTGTCTCTCAGAACTCCCGAGTCAGATTTAAGCATCTCCTCGCGCATCCTGATCCCGGTCATGTAAGCCTCGATCCGCTCTTTGCAGTTCCTGTCACTGCGTTTGGCTTCGTATCGGAGCGCGAGCCAGCCGGTGACCACAGTGCCGATCCCGGAGAGAAAGACTCCGATGGACTCAATGACCGCTCCTGACCAGTCAACAGCAAGCACATCCTATGGCTCCGCGACCCGAATGAAGACGGTGGCTTGGCTATTGACATCGCGCTGGCGGCGCATGACCTCACCGCCATTGCTGTTGTTGTTGACAGACGTGTTCCCCTCGATACAGTTGAATGTATGTCCGCCAGTCCATCCCTCAAAGATCCCGATGTGGTCGTACTCGCCGTTCCAGTCCCAATCATAGCAGACGAGATCGCCGGGGATCGGCTCATCATTGTCCACTGTCTTGAGACCGTTCTTCTTCGCCCGCGCGTCGGACACCACATATGGCACGTATGCGTACTTGGAGCCCTTGACGAAGGTCGGCGATGATGCCTTCTTGTTCGTCTCGAAACACCAGGTCACGAACATCGCGCACCAAGGGCCGACCATCCCGTACCAGCTGGTGTACTTGACCTTGTTGGAGTCGGGCGGCGACTCCTTGATCCCCAGCTGGCCGACTGCGAGTTTGAGCGCAGCCTGCCGGACTGTTCCACTCGACGTATCCGGCTCCTTGCCCTGGTACATGTCGAAGGCTTTGTTGACAAGATCAACAGCAGCCTTATCCATGGCCGGCTGGCCAGCGTTCGGGAGATCGTCCGGGATGATGATCGAGCGGAACAGGTTGAACGTCTTCTCACCGATCCATCCGGTGTCGTCGATGTCGCCTTGCCTTTGGACCCCTGCCACTCCTGAATCTTTGACGTTGCCGCCTGCCTTGCCATGGGCGAAGTTGTTACTGAATGCTTGATCGAAGTCTTGCCATGGCCAGCGGCCCGCGCGAGAGACAGTCCGCTTATAAGCCTCGATGTCCGGCCCATCTGCGGACGGCTTCTTGCCTTGTTTTGAGGCGTCAGGCGGATACAGGTTGCGCGGAAAGCCCTTGATCTTTACCATCGGCCCGCCTGGGTAGCCTTTTTCGTACCACTCAGTCATCACATGGTTTTGTCGAGGAGATCGGATGCAAGAGATCCCTCCAGGTTGACGTTGACGAATGGCGGGCGAGCTACGCACGAATAGACGCAGGCATCGGCGTAGTCAGGCGAGTCGATTCCTCGCGCTCGCATATCGTCTTTGGTCTCCAACTGGATCCTGCCCATTGAATCCACGAACCACTTGATGGACTGTAGCTGCGCGTGGAGCTTCTCGTCCTCAGGATCCAGGTCGATGTTCCCTGCCTCAAGGTTGTTCCTGAAGTCCCAGTAGACCTCGGCACGGCGATTCTTGAACTTCTCTGGCCGGTGCGCACGCTCGCCTCCTGAGAACCCAACAATGGAGTATCCCATCTCCCGGAGGCGGTCGTGCGGCCCGGCACCGAGCCCCACTACGTCGATCACGATGGGAGGCCGTCGCAGGTGGTCGTGAGCGTCAAGGATGTTCTTGATCTTTCCGGTCGTCTGCATCGTGTCGGACATGCCCCAAGAAGACACGAGCCGGATCTGCCCGCCTCGATTTCGGTACACGACAGTTCTGTCGGTGCCCATACGGGCGACGTCAACACCGTAACGTCCCTTGTCGAGGCCGGGCAGATCCGTTTCGATCCCTGTCCGGATCATTCCGGGGGTAATGAGGTACTCGTCAGAGACATCCGGGAACTCGGCGAGCACCTTGCTGACCCAGAGCGGGGATCCCTCGCCCCAATCGCGCCTGCGATCCTCCACCCATCCTGGACCGACGAGTTCCTCCGCTACCCGGTCAGGGACTGGCTCGCCAGTGAAGTTTGGAGTGTCGAATGCCGGGATTGAGATGACGTTCCAGCCCGAACCCGGCTTGCAGACCTGGGCGAAGCGAGATCCAGGATCATCAGGGTTCCCAATCGCCAGGAACCTTGCATTCTCGTTTGTCATGAGCGTCAGCGCAGCGACCCAAAGCTGTTCGGGAATCCCACAAGCTTCATCAAATAAGATCAAGATGTAGCGGGCATGGAGCCCTTGAAACGCGGTCTCATCGTAGTCGGCCGGTTTGCGGCCCATCGCGATAAGCTCCTCGTTGCTGTGACCCTCGCCCATGTACATCTGGCAGTCGAGGGTGATGCGGCCGGGCAGCCTCCCCCGACGATGTGCCCGGCGCATCTCCCTCCACAAAATCGCCTGGACTTGAGGCCAGGACGGCGCGGTGGTGATAACGAATGCATCCCCCAGTTCATGTACATCCAACCACCACAGCGCTATCCGGGCCGCTATGAAGGACTTGCCAGGACCGTGGCATGCCTTCACACTTGTATAACGATGGTCCACGACAGACTGGCAGATCTCCTCCTGCTTGGACCAGATATGCTCTCCCAGGCGCTCCGTGACCCAGTTGATCGGGTCATCGCCGTATGGAGCAGGCTCTGGGAACATGTACCGTAGCGCGGCCTCCACAGAGCCAGCGGGGAGAGCAGGCGTCGTACTATGGCCAGTCCGAGGACTATCCCCTGGTTTGGTGGTCGCGCCCTTTGGCTGCCGCGCTACAGTTCTACTTGGCACTGCCCGGCCCCAGAAGTTTTATCTCCTTGCGATCCTCGTCGCTGAGCGGCGAGCCGCCTTCTAGAAGCACCAGGTGCTTGCGGACAATTGATGGCCAAATCTGTTTCTGAACTTTGGATAGAGCGAGATCCTCGGCGATCCCGTTGAGCAATGTCGCGATGGTCGCGCCAAATGTCTCTGCCATCCTGACCGCTCTCTCCGCCAGCCCGAGCGCGATGGCGTCCTTACTGTACTTGACGAGCCGGTCCATCGCGTCGGCCCGCGCTCGCTGGAAGACGTGCAGCTGCTTGCCTTGGATTGTGTTCTCGATCCAGTCTTCCTTCTGGTCGATCTCCTGGATCTGCAACCCGAGGAACTCAACTTCGCCAGCGGTGATCTTGATCGCCCAGATGATCGCGTCGAGCGGGCTGATCTCCTTCGGCCTGCCCATGAACTCCACCTGGCGCTGGCGCTCCGCAGCGGCGCGGCTCGTCGGCGTCGAACCACCGTGGTACTTGCAGCGGCCGATCCCCGGATGGTCTGTGCCCCAGCCTGCCTTCTTGTGGCACCATTCGGTCGAGCCGTCCTCTTGGCGCCTCTTCTTGGCGCCACAGTAGCCCAGCAACTTTGTGGCTTGCTGATTTTGAGGGCTGCGTGACTTCTTGTTGAAGTTGTTGCGGCCAGTCCTGCGGCGCTTGTCGTCGATCTCGTCGAGGTTGGCTGCAACCCGCTTCCGCTGAGCAATCTTCTCTGCCCTGGGCCGCTTGCCTGGGTTTCCCCGGCGCATGCCCTTCATCGTCGGGTTGCTCATTTGGGTGCCACCGGTGGCCAAGTCTGCACGACGATCTTGGGCCCGGTCGAGTAGTAGTAGCCATGGACAGGGTCAAAGAAGTATTCACGCATCGTGGGCGGCTGACCGTCGCCAAGATCCACCGGCTCGTACTCCGGTGGGCGGTACATCGTGTCCTCGGGGGTATCGGGGCGAGTCCGGTCGCGTTCAGCCACTGAGGGAGACTGTACCGTGGTGTATCCGGCCCGTCTAGGGGTCGGACGGCTCGCGCTCCCGCTTCGGGCGTACGCGAGCGTAGGCGCGTGCGTTACGCGCCTATATAAAGGATGCTAGGATCGCGCGAGCCTTGTCCCTCTTGATGATGAGATAGGGCTCCACCAAAGAGAGAAATTCAAGCGAGTCCTGGTAATTCAGATACCACGTAAAGCAAGGTCGCCTGTTTGGCCGGTCGTCCCGGTTATGAGCAATCTGACCGCCAAACTGTTCTCGTAACCATTCCAGGACTTCCAGGTTAGTGTTACGAACACTGACTCGAACATATCCAGTCCTAGTGCGAGCTACATAGATGTTCCCCTCACCATCGAGGATCCCAGCAGCATATGCTCTGATCTCACGTTGGTTCATGCGCGATATATACGGGAGTCCAAGAGCCGCGCTATGTAGAGATACATGTGGGCCCAGGCCGAGCGCTCGTGCTGCCGGCCACGAACCCAGCAGTCCACAGGCTCAAGCATCTTGCGGGTCGCGTAACGCGCGGCTGCTGATGGATCCTGCCATTCCGTCTTCGTATAGTGCTTTGTACGCCGATATGTATCGTGTCGCCCTAATCTGTAGCCCAGAAACGCATATGCCACTCGTTCGG